TAATCCCGATTATTCTACTGCGGGTAGTCATTTATACGGACAAAGTCCATTGCAGCCATTATTTCGTAATTTATCCATAAATAATAATGCCATACAAACCGGTAGTAAGTATTTAACAAATCAAGGTGCAAGAGGAATACTAAGTTCACAAGACAATATGTTAACGGCAGAACACGCTTCTGCTCTTAGGGACAAATATAAATCCATGTATTCGGGTGTAGATAATGCCGGAGAAATTATGGTAACAAATCATGATTTTAAATGGATTGAAATGGGATTGCCTTTGGCTGATTTAGCTTTAATAGAGCAATATAATTTATCAATTAAGGATTTAGCTTCTGCATACAAGGTTCCATCAATACTTCTGAATGACACTCAGAGTTCGACTTTCAATAACTATCGTGAAGCAAAAAAAGCATTTTATTTACAAGCAGTATTTCCAAAATTAATTGCAGTAAGAGATGAATTGAATAGGTGGTTAACTCCAACATATGGTAGCCAATATTATATTGATTTTGATTTTTTAAGTGTTCCCGAACTACAGGAAGACATGGAGAAGGTTGTTAGGCAGTTATCTTTAGCTTGGTGGCTTACACCAAATGAAAAGAGAGCGGTTATGCAATACGAACCAATTGAACAAAAAGAAATGGACGAAATACATATGTTAGCTAACTATATTCCGATTTCTGATGGTGTTACACCAAAAGAATCCGGAGGTACTAGTCAGCAATTACTCAATGACACATCTGATTACGATAAAAAGTAGTGTGTTATCCAAATTTTTATGAGGATTATGATTCATTTATCAACAGATGTAACCATGAATTAGATTACCCTACACTAAATAAGAATTTTAGAGAAAGAAGGAGTATGTACCTAAAAGAAGGATTGGGTGATATTCCTTTTTTATTGAATACCGAAAGAAGAATGAACATCTTCATTGATTCCTACACAGGAAAGGTAGAGAAAGAATTAGACGATGTTTACGGTAGCATAGCGTTGTTTATTGCACTAAATGGGATAGACGCTGCTTGGGAATTAGTTAATAGCACAGACGGCTTAGAAAGAGTACTGAGGAGTGGGTATCTTGAGACAGGGGAATACATTGATGATAGGTATTCGAATAAGTACGGTGGTGAGTCTAATCCATTTATTAATGCATTGGTTATTTCTATTTTTTTAAATAGATTTTCAAAGGTTGATTTATTTAAGAAAAGAACAAGTGAGATTGTAAATAGAATAATACTAGAAAACGATTTCTTGGATGATATTGTAGATGGAATAAAAAAACACAACAATAACCCAAGGGCAAGAGTAATTGCTGCAACCGAACTAGGAATTGCTCAGTCATCTGTTGAATTACAGGCAATGCTTAGAATAGCAAATGAAAAACCCGTATCTAAATATTGGGTTGGTGTTTTAGATGACAGGATAAGAGATAGCCATTTTGAGGCAACATCATTCTACACAAGGAGTAGCGCTATTCCATTAAATCAATCTTTTAATGTTAACGGATCCATGATGATGCATCCAAGAGATTTTAATGCTCCGGCAAAAGAAATTGTGAATTGTAGGTGTTATTTAGGATATGTTGTGTAAGTTTGTTTTGTAATTGTGTGTGTGGTGTACATGATTACGATATATGTTTAAATATTGTGTAGAGAGCGTTCGTAAATGAATGCTCTTTTTTTTTATTAACTTTGACGTAAAATTTATTATGTTAAGGTTCAAAGGAAATTATTTTGATGACATGGATGACGAAAAAGGTGTCGTCAAAGGATATGCATCAACTTTCAATAATGTTGATTCAGACAACGATATCATCACAAAAGGTGCTTACACCAAAACTCTTCAAGAGAACTCTGAGAGAATAGCATTCTTATACCAACATAATATGCATCAACCAATTGGTAAGGCTATCTCCATGAAAGAGGATGACAAAGGCTTATTTATTGAAGCAAAAATATCAGATAGTTCTTTAGGAAAGGATGTTAAAACAATGGTTTCCGAAGGAATATTAAAAGAGTTTTCTGTTGGATTTATTCCAATTAAGGAAGAACAAGGTGCTGCTAATATCAACTACATCAAGGAAATTAAATTATTTGAATTTTCATTGGTAACCTTGGCAGCTAATCCTTTGGCTCAAGTAACTGAGTTTAAAGGAACAAAATCAGTTGATAATCTAATAGATGAATTTGATAAGTTAATAGGAATGTCTAGAAAACTTGACAATCCTCATCTAATGGAATTTGAATTACGAATGCTAAGAGAGAAATCTTCACTTATACTTAATGAGTCTCAAAAATCTGAACTCCAAAAAGAATCAGTCGAAAGCAAAAGGATAGCAGACGAATTAGATAACTTTTTATTAAGATTATAAATGGAAGATTTAAACCAACGCTTAACATCCCTCAAGGAGGGGTTAGAAGGCACTATTGATGCTAAAGTAGAGCAATCAGTAGAAAAAAATATGGGTTCTGATTACAAGAACCAATTAAAAGGAGAAGTAAACGAATTGATTTCAAAGCATGGAAAAGTTGTTGAGGATTTAAACTCAAGAATTGATTCATTGGAATTGGATAAGCAGAAGTCACTTCAGAATGCTCCACCAAAAAATTTCAGCGCAAACCTAAAAGCGGCTTTAGCTGATAGTGCTAGTTTTAAATCGTTTATGAGCGGAGATTCGTCTAAAGCTACATTAAACCTTAAAGCTATTATGACAACTGCTGCTAACGCATCGGGTGATACTGTACCGGCTGATAGACTAAACGGATTTTACTATGATCCAACTAGAACTACTAGGGTAAGAGATTTACTAACTACAATCTCAACTGATTCTAACACAATTCGATATATCCAAGAAACTTCTTACACTAACGGCGCTGCTGCTAGAGTTGAGGCTTCTGCTTACGGAGAATCTGAATTTAAGTTGGATCCTGTTGATGCTCCTGTAAGAAGCATTGGTTCTCAGTTAACTATGACTAAGGAAATGTTTAACGATGTTCCCGCTTTAAGTGGATACATTTCTACAAGGATTCCCGCTAAGGTGATGAATGTGGAAGACAATCAGTTGTTATTTGGTGCCGGAACAGGCGCTAATTTGCAAGGGTTGATGACTGCCGGTGGTGGTGCTGCTTTTAACGAGGCTTCATCTGCTGCTTTCTATCAGTTCTTTGGTGCTAATGCTTCTGCATACACTAATGAGTTTGATGTACTAATCGCTGCGAAGAACCAAGCACAAATTGCTGAGTATCTTCCTACTGCGGTTATGGTTAATCCAACTGATTACAATAAAATGTTTTTGAATAAGGATGCCAACGCTAATTACGTTGTGTTTGTTAATGGTGTATTGACAATTTTAGGAACTCCTATATATCCTTCAACTGCGGTAACTGCTGATAAGTTTATTATCGGTGATTTCTCTGCGGGTGCTACTTTAGCAATGAGAGAAGATATGGAAATTTCTTTCTCTGAGCAACATTCTGACAACTTTGTTAAGGATTTGGTTACTGTAAAAGCTACAGAAAGAATTGCTTTGCCAATTCACAATCCAAATGCTTTTGTTCATGGAACGTTCTCAACTGCTATTGCAAGTTTGAATGCCTAAACCACTTATGTGTGTTTGTTTGAAAGGGGGGTGCAATTTGCATCCCTTTTTCTTTGTTTTTATATTTTTTGTTATTAACCTTGTTTTATGAACGAAGAATACGATTACACAAATCCAAATCATTATAAAACAGGAGGAAAAGAAACCTTTGAAATGATGATAGACATTTGGGGCAAAGAAGCGTTTATTAAGCATTGTGAGATGACTTCTTTTAAATATCGTATGAGAGTAGGAACAAAACCAAACGAGCCTATTGAAAGAGATTTATCAAAGGCTAAGTGGTACGAATTAAAAGCTAAACAACTAAGAGATGAGAAGTAAATACTATAAGTTAAGAGAAGAGGTTCTTGATGTTCGAAGAAACATAAAAGAGGTAAATGAAATTATAGAAAAATATTTAAATAAGGAAAAAATATTCCTTAGTGATATCAATAAAATGAATAAACTTTTAGGGCATAAAATCCCAATGGAGATGACATCAGTTATTCAAAGTAAAGAGTATACTTAATATTTTTTTTCTTGTTTTTTTAGTTTAGAAAGTCACCTTTAAAATGGTGGCTTTTTTTATTTATCTTTGTTAAAAAAATAATTATGATAATCAAGGGTTTACTTAATATTATTGAAACTGTAATACCATTAGCGGGAGAAGTTGTAGAGCAAGTTAAGTCTACAGAAGGTGGCGAAGGTAAATTTAAACTAACACCTAGATTTATCAAGCAAGTAATAAGATTGCTCGTAGCGGGTTGTGTCATGTATATGTTCATAAGCGGTAAGATAGGTTTAGAGGAAGCGCAAGATATTATTAAATAATATAATGAACGAATGGCTTACTCAGTATTGGGCAGAATTGATGGCATTATTAGGAGTTGGAGCAACAGGAGCCGGAGGAAGCGTCCTTGGACACAAACTAATTGACAAACAACAAAACGCTACCTTGAAGCAACACGACAATAGACTAGATAATCTAGAAAAGAAAGTTACTACGATAGAGAGTGAGGTAAAAATTAATAGTACTTCTGATCAACAATTTAGAAATGAAATAGGACATAGGCTAGGTAGTATAGAAAATTTAAATAATAAAATTTTAGAACATTTATTAAAATCAAAGTAGTATGGCACAAATGAAAGTAAAAGTTGATTTCTTACATGATGGTAGACAATTTAAGGTAGGGGATATTTTAGATGTTTCCTCTAAAGCTGATCAACAACACTTAATTAAAACAGGACAAGCTATTCATGAAACATATGATTTCGTTAAGAAAGAAGAAAAGCAAGTTGTTCAGACTAAGGAATTAAAGGTTGAGGTAGAAACCAAAGAAGAAGAGGTAGATGATATTGATTCTTTAAGAGAACAATATTTAGATAAATTTGGTAAAGAAGCCGACAAAAGATGGAAAGAATCTCGTTTAATTGAAGAATTAGAGAATGATTAATTATACTATTTCTGATGCGAGTGGACAAAGCGATAGTTTTGATTATTTAACATTAACTGAAATAAAGAACTATCTGAAGGTAGATAACTCTACTGATGATGTTCTTATTGGTGATATGTTTCAAGCTGCTGCTTCTTATATAGAAAGGCAATTCAAGCAAACACTAAGAGACAGAGATATTGTAATTCAATACGATTCTACAGAGAAATATATTGATTTATTGTTTTCTCCTGTAACTACTATTACTAACGTAACTTATAATACTTTTAATTCAGATGGTAGTGGTACGTTTACTGAATCTACTGATTATTGGACTTATGGATTAACTAATAGTAGAGCAAGAAGTTTGGTTTTAGATTTCAAGAAATCATATGAAACAGTAAACATTTACTATAATTCGGATGGATCCTCCGTCCCAAGTGAAATAAAACTAGCTACACTCGCTTACATTAAGGTTATGTACGATAATAATAGAAATTTCTTTGATAAGGATGTACCTACGGCGCCACCCACAGAGACAATTCAATTAATGTCTCCGTACAAACCTATTGTAATATGAGGGAAAGAATAACTATCAAATCTAGGACTTATACTACAAGCACAACAGGACAACGTTCTTTTGATGCTGAAAGTGATGTACTAAGTACTTGGGCAGACATCTATCAAAAGAGAGAAGATAGACAAGATTTAACCGGAAATCAAAATGTATTAGAAGGAGTTTGGGTTTTTAGAATAAGAAACGCTCAATTGGATCCATTGTTAACTAAATCTAATTTTATTAATTGGAGGGACAAGGATTATAGCGTTGTTTCTATTTCTGCTCAAGAGAGTTATCAAAGAATTATTGAACTAGTTTGTAACGTAATAGAATGAGTATCAGTTTTAGAAGTAATAGTAATAAATTTAATGCTCATGTTTCATCAATGTTTGCAAAGAAGAATAAAAACATTGAAATGGCATTTAACAAGTTTATTGAGGGTTCAAAAAAAGAAGCTGAATTAAATTTAGTTAGGAATAAATCTGTTGATCAAGGAGATTTAAAACAGAGTTTAAGAGTAAAAAAGAAGATTACTCCAAAAAAGGGAGGCGAATGGAAGTTGGTTGTTGATTCTGTTCACGGAGCATTTGTTGAGTTTGGAACAAGAAAAAGAGCAAATCCACCATCTAGTTTGTCTTCATACGCTAGTACATTTAGAGGAATGAAGGGAGAAGGAGGGGATGTAATAAAAAGATTAACAGATTACTTTATATCTAGGGGTTTTAGTGAAGATGGTATTGGAATTGCTATAATGGATGTATTGACAAACGGAACAAAGCCTCATCCATTCTTTTTCCCCGCTATATGGAAGAAACAGGCACAGTTATTTAAGGATTTGAGAAGAGAAATGAGAAAAAAGAAATAAGCATGGCAGCATTAACAGGAAATAAAATAAAGGATAGTTATTTAGGTTTATTAAAAACCACGGATAGCGGAATTTTTACGTCTAGTCTTATTAGGATTACTGATGGTGGAGGAAATGGTTCACAATTATATCTCTCAAATACTGCAATTAGATTTCATAACGCTTACACATTTCCAAATGCAGATGGAACTTCGGGACAAGTGTTATCTACGGATGGTAGTGGTACTTTGTATTTTACTGAGTCATCAGATAATCAAACTTTAGAAGAGGTATTAACACAAGGCAACACAACTACAATTGCTATATCTAGTAGTGCTGATATAACCACAACTGCTCAATTTAACGGTGATATAAATGGTGCTTTACTTCAAAAAGTAAAAGCAGCAGAAGTATTGTCAAAAGGTGATGTTGTATATATAAGTGGAGGTACGGGTGATAATCCCGAAGTAAGTAAGGCAAATGCTAGTGATTCTACTAAAATGCCCGCTCTTGGTATAATGAAAGAAAGCCTCAACAATATTAACGATGAAGGTGAATGTATAACTAGTGGTGAGTTAACGGGATTAAATTTAACGGGATTTTCAACGGGTGATGAGTTGTTTGTAAGTTCTGCAACTGCGGGTGGATTGGTTGATACTGCACCAACGGGAGAGGCTAATTTAATACAAAAGATAGGTAAGGTAATTAAAGGAGGTAATGGAGGAGCATTAACGGTGCTAGGAGCATTTAGAGTAAATGCATTGCCAAACTTACCAACGGGAGTTATTCTAGGAAACGGAACAAGTGTGGTTAGTGCATCAAGTAATTTATTAATTGCATCTGATGGTACTATTACATTATATCAGCCGAACAATGTACCTACAGATAAGAAAAATTACAACATTGGTGGAGGAAATATAGCATTAAATACGGATGGTTTTAATACGGGTTTTGGAGAGGGTAATTTAAGTCAAGTAGGATTTGTAGGCAGTAATAATAGTGCTTTTGGTTATCAATCATCCTTTTCTATGACAACGGGAGATAATAACACATCTGTTGGTTTTCACTCATTACTTAGTGAAACCGTAGGTGCTGATAACACGGCTATAGGACATTATTCATTGTTTAATTCTAATAATGGTAATTATAATACTGCAATAGGTAGCTATTCTCTTTATACTAATAGTTCGGGAGGACAAAATGTGGCTTTAGGCTACGAAGCATTAAGAAATAATACAACTAGTAGCCACAATGCTGCTTTAGGATATAGAGCATTAAAACTTAGTACGGGCGATCATAATCTTGGAGTTGGTTATAATTCGGGTAATGCAATTGTAACGGGAAACAATAATGTAGTTATTGGCTCAAACACGGGAAGCACAATTGATGGATTATCTAATCGTATTATTATTTCAGATGGAGCAGCTAACATTAGACAATTAATAGATAATGTTGGTAAGCTACAAATGCCCGATTACGGCAGCGGAACACATACGGGAACATTAGCCAAGACATTAGCAGTTGATTCTAGTGGTTATGTTATTGAAGTAGATGCAACTACGGGAACTGTCACATCAGTAGCGTTAAGCGTTCCAACGGGATTAACTGTTACAAATTCACCAATTACTACAAGTGGAACTATTACTATAGGTGGTACACTAGGTGTTGCTAATGGAGGAACGGGAGCAACTACATTAACGGGTATTTTATTAGGTAATGGTACAAGTGCTATTTCAGCAGTTACTGATGGAACGACTAGTGGACAAGTGTTGTCTACTGATGGTAGTGGAACATATTCATTTATAGATGCTGCTACAAGTGGAATTTCGGGTTCGGGTGCTGATGATCAAATAGCAGTATTTGATGGTTCTAATTCAGTATCTAGTTCAAGTTCTTTTCAGTATG